CAAGAGTCAGACCTTTTTGATTTACCACCTTTGTAGTGTTCAAAGCTTTTTCTCTTGCTTCCATTTTAACTTTTAACAGATCTAATCCTTCAGGTTCTCTACCCATTATAGATTTGTAACCTCTGACTAATCTGTCAAAAATTATTTTAAAATTTTTTTGGAAAGCGTCTGCTTCTTTAAGACCGAATTCTAATAACTTCTTTTTACTCATCAGTAATATGTTCTCTCAACTTTGGGGATCGACTCTTCTTTTTCGTCCTCCGGATGCGCCACGAACCCTCCCTGTCTAAAGCGCATTATCGCTTGTGTTGTGCTGTCCACCAAATCGTCATGATCTCCATACGGAAATGATGCACATTCTTCTATAACCTCTTCTGCGAATTTTTCGTCAGGCGCCCAGATTTGGCCACTCTCAAAAAGCGGCGCAACAGCGTTTACTCTAGCGTGTTTGTCTTGACCTTTGCTAGGTGTGTAATTTATAACAGGTATCCCCATTTTTCTCAACTCATAAGTTAATGGCATACCAGATGCTTTTGCTTCTATAATCACCGTTTCAGGATTCCAATATCGATATTGATTCCAAGCTTCTTTTTTTAATTCTGGAAACTCTAGTCTCTCTTTGACAGCATCTAATAATATCAGATTGGCGGGGCTATCCTGGTCTGGATAGAATACACCCCAGGTGGTGATTGCACTATAATCAGATGTCTCCTTTTTTAAAAAAGCTGTATCGTAAGATTGTATGATATGTTGCAATGGTGGGATATAACCTTTGTCCCACACCTGCCACCATTCACGTTTGATGAGTGATCCTTCTTCAGCTGTAGGATTCTGCATCCACTGCGCGTTCCACTTTCCTAAACTTAGTGAGGCTTTGACAGATTCTAATTCATTCAGCTTCCAATATTGTGGCCACACCGGTTTACCTGATGGCATGATTGCTGGAAACTCGATCACCTCCCACTTATCTGATTTTAATTCTTTTTGAGATTTTAATAACATACCGGTCAGGTCTTTCATGTTCCAACGTGTCATGACCACAACGATAGCTCCGCCTGGTTGTAAACGCTGACGTGGTCCTGATGTATACCATTCGTAAGCTCGCTCTAAAGCTTGCACATTCAGCGCGTCCTGTTCCGAGTGTGGGTCGTCTATGATTAGTAGATCCGCTCCACGGCCCGTGATCGCCGATCCGACACCCGCTGCATAATATTCACCACCTTGTTCAGTTTCCCATTTGCCCGCGGCCTGCGAATCTTCTCTTAGTCTTGTCTTGAACACCTGCTGATATTCAGGGCTATCGATTAATAGTTTTGCTTTACGACCAAAGCGGATCGCGAGTTCTGTCGTGTGGGTCGTTTGTATAATTTTTAAATCTGGTTTACGTCCCACCATCCAGGCAGGAAGTAAGAAAGATGCAAACTCTGACTTGGTATGTCTCGGTGGCATATTAATAATTAATCTTTTAATCTCACCTTTCGCAAGCTTATTAAATTTTTCAGAAATTTTTTTGTGATGTTTTCCTTCAATAAACTCTGGCCAGACATGACGAACAAAAGCCAAAAAATCTTTGTTAACTTTTTCCTCTTTTGTTTTCTCATCTAGCTTCATCGCTAGTTTTAAAAATTCTTTCTGTGCGTCTGGCGGCAGCTTTTCAATAAAATCTGATTTCATAAAAATTTTTGCAGAATTTTTTTCACTTCTGTTTTGTTTTACATTTTGATTTTACAGTCAATCTATGTCTAAATCAAACACTAAAGGGTATACATTGGGACCCCTTTTTTGCTAGAGGGTGGGTGGGCCCGATAGTTTACAAGCTTTTTTGGTTTTGTCTGGGACCCCTCGGCCCGCAGTTTAGAATTGTTATAATGTAGGTTGGTGGTGGGTGGGCCCGCGAGCCCACAGGCTCGCAGTCACATTAACTAGAAAGGGAGTTAATCAAGGAGTACATAATATTCATTAATGAAATTCTTTTGAAACCATTCACGACCCTTGTTCATCAAGTCATAGTCCTCGCTTGCTTCTGCGCCTATTGTTGTATCATAAATGGCAACAGCAAACGCCGGCAACTTACATGACTGGCTGAATGTTTCGTCACTAAATCTATTATGAATAGTTAGTTCGTGTGTTGGATCTTCACCAAAGTAGCATTTTGTAAATGGCTCTGGGATTTTGTATGTTTTGTTTTTGTATTGTATGTTCATTGTTATCCTTTCTTTATGGGATTTTATAACATTAATTATTTACATTGTCAACCTCTTTTATTCTTGTTCTTGTAAAAGAATAATTACCCCAATTACTTTGGATTGTTTCTTTTTTAGGGTCCTCGATTGGTGTTTCAAGAGCATCTGGTCTGGGGTGCAACCTCGCAAATTCCTCTATGTGTTTAACAATAAAATCATGCATACAAGTTTGATCGCAAAAGTATTTCCAAATACTTTGACGCTCTGCATTTATTTTCATGGTTCTTAAAACCTTAGAACCCTTGACACCACGAACTCTTGTGGTTGTTTTTCTTTTGTGGCAAAAGGGACCATGACACCAATTATAATCTGACATTAGTGCCTTACTTTCCATGATTGAGATGCAGTTCTATAACCATGAGCATCTAAGTCATAATAAACATAATAGGCTACACCTTTTTTTGATGTTCCATATCTGCTTTTTTCGTCATGCTTTCCACGTCTTGTGATGTGTTTTTTATCCTTATTAGAATAATAAGTTATATAAAATATTTTAGTCATTGTTATCCTTTCTTTGTTTATGGGATAATCTAACATGATTATCCCATAGATGTCAACTATTAATTTATTGCTTGATTTAATTCCCCTCTTTTAAATCTTGCAATAATATCAGCGTTGTCTTGCTTTTCTTTATCTTCCAAAAGACTTGCCAAATTTTCTGGACTATAAATTGATAATGCCAAACTAGAACATTCGTTCATCATTGTTTCATTTAAAACAACTCCAACTTTATCTGCAAGTGCTTTTGCTTGGTCAAAAAATCTATAAGATTTTAAACCTAATCTCAAAGTCTTCATTTTCTTCTCGACATAAGAATACATCTGCTCATGTTCTTTAATTACATTATCAGCACTAGCGACATACATCTTAAAAAAGTTTAATGTGTTTTCATCAACTTTGAATTGTCTTGATCTACAATAAGAACTTCCTATTGTCCAAAGTTTGAAATCATTTTCCCACTTGTGGACAGGCTTTTGGATTGATTGATCTTCGTTAGATGAATTACTAAAACCCAAATAAGTATTTACTGCGCTTTCATCATTGTAATACTTTGGATTTCTTTTTGAGTAGTCATTATCAATAGACAATTTAAAATCTGGATTTAAACCTTTTGATTTTAATTCATCTCGATAATATGCTCTAGCAAAACTTCTACCCATAGCAAATTTTACATGGACTTCATCTTTTGCGTCATATTCTCTACCCTCATCATCAACTTTTTTAATATCCCTTTCAACATAAAAACAATTATCCTCATACAATTCGCCACCTGCGTTATTGTATTTAGAGATCATTCTTCTAATTGTGTCAATGTCCTCTTGTGGTTGATGATATCTTACAACTTGTTCTATTGTTTCTTTTGCTTTCTCTCTTAACAAGTTATAGTGTTCTTTTGCTTGTATCAATTTGTCTTTTACTTTATCTTCGTAAAAAGATTGAAATTGATCTGCAATCACTTTTCGCTTTTCTGCGTTAAGTGTTAGTCTTTTTTCTTTGGTCATGTTATCCTTTCTTTTGTTTTTTTTATTTTGCATATTATTTTTATATACTACTTGACAAATATTGTCAATGGGATTATATAGGAAATATGAATAAATATGAAAAACAAAAAATTAAAATTGAAGAATTATCTGAAGATTTTAAAATGTCAGATAAACAGACTTTATTATTAATTAGGGACTTGTTTGAGATGATTAAAGATAATAATGAACTCATACAATTATTAGAAAAAAGAATTAAGATATTAGAATTAAAATTAAAAAATTAATTCTACTGGGACAACTTCTGGTTGTGGTGTAAAGTAGGTTTGACCATAGCCCAAACACACGCACAGCTAGAACTGATCCCTGGTCTATTGGCAGGGTTATTCCTGTTAAGCCCTGGTGCACCGGTAA